AAGCTTCGGCTCACCTGTAGCTCGCAGATTAGGGCAAGATTAGGGCACAGTAGAGCGATAGTATAGCGATAGTAAAGCGCGGCGCTATACTTGCGCCGCGCTGTATTGACTTGTTATTCCTCCATCACAGTGTGGTGAACTTGGCCGAGACAAGGCTTGTCCACTGCCTTCCAATCGCCCCCACCCGAACGCGCCGTCTGAAATTCCGCACCGATGCGGTGTGTGATGTCCTCGTTCGTGGGCGTTGTATTCGGCGGGACATAATCGGCAATCGAGCGGAAGCGGAAGCCAGTCGGAAGCGGAGGAACATTCACAGACCCATTGTCGGTTTCTTCGTCAAGCCAAGCCTTGCCTTGCTGGCAAGCGCGATCACATTTGAGGTTTGCGTGGTACTCGGCATTGAGACGGACAAGCGCGACTTGCAGGGAAACGGGCAGATTGGAGAAGTGGAACATTTTCGGTGGCCTTTGTTTGGGAGGGCGGGATTGCCTTCCACAATCAAGAGCATACCACAGTCGCGAATATCGTCAAATCACGAATTGTTACAATGTCGCACGATACGATTGACAAAAGAAAGGCGGAGAACGCGCGGATAGCAATGGTCCGCGTTCTCCGCCTCCGGCGCGTCGCCTTCTCCGGCGAGCCGCGCCTAGCCGCGTCGCATGTTGCGGGGGGCGCAATGCGACGCGGGATAGTTTTTGGTTCAGAGCTTTTAGCTCAGAGCTTTTTCCGGCGTTGTCAAAGGCGGGATCGGAAGCGGCACGGCTTTGTTGTCGCGCCACTCGTAGTTGACGGGATCGTCGCTTTCGATCACGCGCGTTTCGCGTACACTTGTCCAGCGATAGGACAAATCTTTGACGTAGGCCTCGGCCTCGTCTCGCGTTGCGAAGCGTAGCGCGTTTCCAGCAAACGAGCCGTTCCGCTCCGCAATCACCTCTGGTTTGAATGACATGTTTCCGTTTCCTTTTTGGCGCGGAGGATAGCGCCTCCGCTCGCGGGCCGTTTTTCGTCCTTATCGGGGCATTCCCTCGACGCGGGCGAAATCCTTTTGCAGTTGACGAATTCGCTCGAAAGTTTCCGGCGCGTTCATGCGCAGCGTTGGCCAATCGAAGCCAAAGGTTCCGCCGCCGGCAAAGTCGCGCTGGTAACGGTTCAAAAGAATATCGATTTGACGCAGCGCTCCGGCGCGGGACTTGGGGTAAGCGGGCAGGGTCATTTTCGTTTTCCTTTAGCCGCCGGATCATTCCGGAGACTGTTATATGGTTTGATTTACGCGATTGTCAAGAGCCTTAAGGCGCGTAAGCAAGGTAGGCAAGGACTGCGACAATCGCCACGGCGTAGCTTGCGCCGAGTGTTAACTGTTCCATTGTACGAGGCCTTGCACAAGGGCCGGCATGAACAGCAGGCCGAGGATGACGCCATACACAACCCATTCTTGGACTTGTTCGCTCATGGTTACTTGCCTTTCCAAGCGTAGCCGATGATTAACAAAACGACGAGGGCATATATGCCGAACATCGAAAGCCAAGCGCTAAGGTCCATTGCGTTTACTCCTTGAGTTTCGCGGCGTGCAGGGCGAACGTTGCCGCTTTGTCGAGGCCTACGTCGGCCGCCGCGTCAAGCATTCTGTCAGACGTGGCGAGATGCCAGACGTGGAGGGCAAGGGCTACGGCCGCGATATGCGCCGCATGTTGGAGAGCTTTCATCTAGCGGTTTGTCCTTTGTTGAGCGGCGCACCATTGCGCCAACCGTAGGAACAGACTGTCATATAATTCGATTTACGCTGTTGTCAAGAGGCCTTTCCGTTGAACTGAGTTTCAAGGTACTCAATGAGGTATTTCGCGTACCGGACTAGCAATTCATGGCCTTCGAACATGAACGTTTCCACGTTCTCTTCAACGGCTTTGTTGTAACGCCGCTTGAACCGTTGGAGCTTGGCCGGGGTCCATTCGATTGTGGCCGGATCGTTCATTAGCGTTTGTCCTTTCCGTTGGCCTCGCCCTGCGCCGCGTCTCGGAAGCGCTGGCGGTCAAACTTTGGATTGTCAGGGACGAACAGACTGATAAAGTTCGTGATTAACGCGGCCTTGGTTTCGCTATCGATTGGCGCGTCTGCCAGAACCTTGGCGATTGCCGCGTAGTGGCGATGTTGAAAGGCGGGACTTGCATAGTTGCGCATTTTGTGTCTGTCCTTGGTTGCGTCGGGCGAGACGGCCTTTGGTTAGGGATTGTCCGTTGGCCATGCTCAAACTTCCAACGGGACCGCTCGCCCGACTGTCAATCATATAGTGTTACGCTGTCCCTTTGTCAAGGGTGATGGTGAGCTTGAGTGCCTTCGGATAAGGCTCCTTGAGCGCTGCCTTGCGCACGTAAACCGTTCCGATTTTATGCGCGTCGGCGGGTCCGCGTTCCGCGTAGCGGACTGCGCCCTTGGTTTCCTTCTCCAAGTCCAGATTGATTTCAAACAGATTTGCCATGTGGGCTTCTCCTTTAGATGTTGTTGGCCACTTTCGTCGTGACATATTGGCCGGTGTCTGTGTCACAGTATTCGATTGACTTTAGGTGAATTTGTTTCCTTTCCTCATCGGTGAATATGATGGCCTTGCGCTTGAAAAGAGCATCGGCCTTTTTCATCGCAGCGTCCCAATCCTCGGCCTCGACTTCCAATGCCGGCAGATCAAGCTCGGTGGTTGCGTAAGTAAAATAGAACTTGAGCATCGGTGGCACGTTCCTATCTTTGGTACTGTACCGGCGCAATTGCGCCGCGTCAACCCATTTAGTTAACGCGGCGCATTTGTCAAGGGCTAGGCTTGTAGGCCCGCCTCCTCGCCAGTTTCAACGGCCGCAACATCCGGTTGCTGCTGTTTCTTCGGCCTCCGCTGGCGAGGAGACTTCCCTACCGGCGACGGCTTGCCTTCGCTTTCGGGCTTTTCCTTTCCGGTTGCGTACTTCACGACCATATCGATGAACGCGAGACGGTTCTTGCGCCCTTCCGCGCTTGACGCCGTGTCGAATAGAAGCTCCGCCAGTTTGGCGGCCGGCGTCGTGTCGAAGTTCACATGTCTGTCGAACATTTCATGATACGCGCGGTGCGCGTCGTCACGCTGCGTTCTAAGCTCGCTCATCCGCTCATCCGCGTCTTGCGCCTCCGCTTCGGCCGCCGCTTCCTTCACTGCCTTGGCCTTCTTCGGCGCGTCCGTAAGCGACTTGAACTTGCTCTTGATCCGTTCCGGATTGGTCAAGCGCAACGTCGCGCCGGGATTGCGTAGCTCCTCCGCCGCGAACACATTGAGGATTTGATCCTTGTATTCTGCGACGAACATGTAGGCGAGCCGGGTGCTGTCGTTCTTGAACACCGTTTCCAGAGTGTAATCCGGATAGGTTTTCAGGTACTTGCCCATAAGCTCTCGGTACTTGCCGCTCTTGAGGATCGAGCGGTCATTGATGCGCGGGTCTTTGCCCATATCGATCAGGGCTTTCGAGCGCAGCGCCATGAGGCCTTCGCCAATCTGAAAGGTCCGCTCGCGCGACTTGCCTATCTCTCGCGCGGCCTTCGCGCCAAGTTTGATGGCGTCGGTCAACGCCACCATATTCTCGTTGTCTGCCATGAGATTTTCCTTCGCTGTGTACGTCGCCACGATGGCGACCATCCCACATATAGGAAGCAACGTTGACTTGTCAAGGCATGTCTGCATTGCGTCTAACGAATAGCATGACGGCAGAAAGATGTCAAACGATTTCGCTACAAATTGTACAGAAAAAAAATGTGCTTAAATCACAGAACATATATGATGAACATGGCGATCATCACCGATATGTAAAACGGCAGAAAGTACATCGTTGTCGCGATGGCGAGGCGCTTAAGCATGATAGGTTTTTCATTCAGAGCTTTTTATTTGCGGTATCACCCATCATCGCTCTCGCTCGCCCGATGATTGCGTAAGCGAACGCCAGCGCGTCATCCGGGGGTAAGCAAACCCACGCGCAGGGCGTCCCAAAGTCGATCCGGACCATGTTCTTCTCGCTCGATAGGGCGACAATCAATTCGCCTTCGTCGCTCTCGTTGAGCTTGCCTTGCGGGAATTTGCCGGTAGGACCGAGCTTATCGGGCATCTTCTTCCTCCTGCATCCTCTGTCGCGTAAACTGACTGTCGGGGTCATGGACGTGAGACAGGAGCCAGTTCAGTTCTTCCTTGTGCGCAGCTACGGCGTCGTCATGCTCCTGCTGGTCAAGATCGGGAGCGCCCGGCTCAGTGGGTATCTTGACAAGCTCCACGAACCAGTCGTGACTGGCGACGACGCGGCAGCGTTGAGGATAGGGATATTTCCAGACCGAGAAGCGATGGCAGGCCGCCGCTTCCGATCCACTCGCCAAGAGGATGGCGAGCGCAAGGGTGATGATCGATTTCATTTCCGCGCTCCACTGACCGCCATGAAGTTGCAGCCGTCTGCCTCAATGTCTGTGACGTGGCCGCATTCCTCGCATCGGCCTTGCGTGTAGAACTTGTCCGCGTCGGGCATGGTTTGCTTCACGCCGCACTTGGCGCAATTGAATTGCTGGTAAACCTCCCAACCGTCCGCCATGCGCTTTTCAGCGTTGGCGACAACCTCGTAAAAGGGCGAGATGTTCATTATTGGGCTCCTGTATATTCCATGATTTCGATTGACAGGCTTCGGCCCTTGGTCAGTCCGTAGCCTTGGTAGAGGCCGCACGTCGCATGGTAGAAGCCGGCGTCCTTTGGCGTGACGAAGCCGACTTGCGCCGTCTCGCCGTAAAGCTCCTTGGCGATAGACAGCGCGGCGCTTTGCGCGGCTTCCATCTCAAAGTCGGCCTCGATTGGAAACAGGCTGTAGTTCGATCCTTCTTGCGCGGTCGCGGCTAGCACGTCCACGTTGGCCATCCATTTCATTGTTCCACTCGCTTTCAAACGAAGGCCCCGCGCCAAGGCGATCATGTTCCGTTGCCAAGGCGCGAGGCGTTGCATTAAGCCGCTTTGGTAGGCTGCGCCGCTGACGGCGGCGCTGGCGGCCTCAAGTCTGCGGCGGCCTCGGCACGTAATTCGAGGAACACGTCGGTCGTCAGCTTGTCGTATGCCTCTCCCACCTTGCTGTGGTCATCACTTACGGCGATGGCGAACGCCTCCAATTGCTCCCACGTCGCTAGATGGATCGGCCAGTTGTCGTCGCGGTCGTCCAAAAAGGTTTGCAACTTTGTTTTCATCTTGACACTCCTTTTGCCCGCTTCACATAATGCAAATCAAAGCGGTTGACAAGGGCCTTAGTTGAGCGGAGTGAGGCCAACGTCTTTCAACGCGGCGACAATCGCATCATGTTGCGGGTCGGCCGGCCGCACGATTTCCAGAACGTGCAACGCTAGCTCAGTCCTGTGAACCTTGGCCCATTCGCGCATAGCGTCGCGCAGCTTGGGCTTCATCTCCTTCGGGTAGCCGACGGCAGCCCCTAACATGCCACGTCCGTTTCCGACGCTTTCGATTTCGAACTTGAAGCAAAGCTCGTGTTCGCCAGCCAAGTCCATGAAGTGTTCGAGATTTTTGATTTCCATTGTTCGTCTCCGGTTTGCTCGACCCATATAGCGCAAATCATAGCGGTTGACAAGTGGGATGATCGCAGCTATATCAACATTTGCCATTTCGGCATTGTTTGGAGTTACGCGAATGAACGATACCCCTCTTGTGTCTGTTATTAACGTCCACGGCGTGGATTACGTCGAGGTCAAGCGCATGGGCGGCGACAACCGTTGCCTGTCAATCGAATTGGAGGGCGCAGACCCGTTCCGCAAGACAGTCATCAACGTCTGGAAGGAGGCGGACCAAACGCCGGAATTGCAGATCGAGGGCCGGCGGGTGGAGGTCGCGTGAACATGAACCGGGGCGTCCTCAATCTCGCGAAGTCGTACAACTTCGTTGAGAAGAAGCCTGTGATCGATGAGATGCGAACGCTGATCGATCACACGGAATATCGCACAGTGTCCAACGATACGAATGTCAGCGTGACGACACTGCGCAACTGGTTCTCGGGCAAGACCATTTCCCCGCGAACCGTGACCGTCAACAAAGTGCTGGCGCGATATGGGAAGCGCCTCGGGATCGTGGACCTATGATTAAGTTGACATTGATACTCGATCCTGACGAGGGCGAGCAATTCGTCGGGCTGGCCGCCAAGGCTTACGGGCGCGGCGAGCTTGGGATCGAAGCCATGCGGATCGAACGCGAGGCGGCCGAACCAAAGATCGCGCCGGTCAAGCAATCCGCCATCGCCAAGTTGGTTGCGAGACGCGAACCGCGTAAGCGTCAAGGCTACTACATTGGCATGAGGGCGGTGAAAAGCGGTAAACCGAACGGTGCGACGATCATCTTACGGGCGCTCCTGACCGAGCCAACGCGAGATGAGTTGGGCGCGAGGTTGAACGCCAGCGGCTTCAATCGCAACGGCTTGGGCGCGACGTTGAGCAAGCTGAAAGCACGCGGCTACGTCAAACGAACCGGCGAGGGCGAATGGCGTCTGACGCCCAAGGGCCACGAACTAGAGGAGCGGTTACGTGAAAGTGTCGCTAGCTAAGAACCGGGACAGGACCGATGAGCAATTGGAACTGATCCATAATTTGTTGGCGGCGCTCGATCCGTTTTCCAACGTCCGCCAGATCATGACCACCCGCATGGTGCAAATCTTCCTTCTGGTTGCCGAGAAGGAAGGTTTGAGCGTCACGGAATACGCCAAGCGGGCGGACATTCCTGTCACAAGCGTGTCTCGTATCTTGATTGACATGGGCGAACGTGATAGGAACTACGAAGATGGCGCTGGCTTGGTCGAGAGCCGCGACAACCCAATGAACCGGCGCGAGAAGCAATATTATCTCACGCCCAAAGGTCGAGCCTTGCTGGCGGCCGTGTCCAAGACGACGCGGCGGCGAGCCGCGCCCGGCGGACAGGTGGCGCAAATCGAGTAACAGTCCGCAGCGGGAGTGTTGGGTGCGTCCTAGAGGTGTCAATCTAGGGCGTCATGTATCCCTGCTTGGAATGGCCGCCTTGTGGCGATCCGGATTAGTCCGGCAACGCTGTGGGGCTGGCGTCAAGTCCGGGCAGCCCGGCATGATCCCGTAATAACCGCCGCCGGAGGTTGAAGCCGGCGGCGGTCTTTCCCGACGTGAAGCGTAGTCAGACGCCGTGGCTTGTGAGGGGTCACGGCGTTGTCATATTTAGCGGATGGTCTACGATGACGCAACTTGGAGGTGCGTCGTGGACAGGCACTACCGCGAGGAGGTGTACGCGATTGAGCGCGAGGTGAAGCGCGAAGCGGACATTTTGCGCCTTGCCGAGCAAGACGGAGTGACCCCGGAAACCATCCTGCAAGGCTACCTCAGCGGAAGGTGGAAACGCCGGCATGGCGACATTTACAGCGTTGCCGTCTCCCCGTGGATTGACTTCGAACCGGACCCCGGATGGGTGGACAGCACGATCCGCGCTCGTGTCCTGAATATTGGCTTGCAAGTCGTTGGCGACATTGCAGCGCCATTGGCGGCCAACGCCAAGGCTCGCGTTGGTGTCCTGCCGGAAGGCTACCGCCCGGCCCGAACCTATCGCACAGCCGGAGCCGTTCTTGGCGGCCCGACCGGCGTCACTTGGGCATATTCGCTTTGGGAGGTTGGGCCGACCGGCGAACTGTGGACGGTTTGGGGCGTAGGCAGCGCCACGGTGAACAGCACCGGCTCGATCAACGCCATCGTGCCAATGGATTGACATGCCAGCCCCTTCGATCCGTCAAGGCATATACGACCTGTTGTCAGCCGTTGAGATTGACACGAAGGAGGAGGGGCGTGTCCACGTTGAGCCGTGGCTGTCACAGAGGCTTGTCATCGATGCGGTAGCGAAAGGCTTGCAAGAGGGCGTCCACGAATTCGTCATCCTGAAATGTAGACAAGTCGCTATTACCACCGTGTGTTCTGTCATCGAATTATTTTGGGCGCTCGCCAACCCCGGAGTGCAAGGTGCGATCATTGCCGATAGGACCGACAATCTGGAACGATTACGCAGAATTTTTGCTGCGCTCCTCGAAACCCTGCCGCCAGAGTGGCGCAGTGGAGACAGTCGTCTCATCGCTAATAACCGCAACGGAATGGTGTTTGCAAACAAATCTGTTATCGACCTCATGGCTGCGGCTTCTAATCCTGACTTGGGCGCTTCTCGCGCCTTAAACATGATGCACGCAACGGAATGTGGACAATGGAAAAGCTTGGCAGGAGTGGAGAGCCTGAAAGCCTCACTGGCGCGGATCAACCCGCGACGGCTCTATGTGTGGGAGAGCATCGCAAACGGGTTCAATTGGTGGTACAACTTCTGCCAACAGGCGAAAGCCGACCGACATATGAAATTCATCTTCATTGGGTTTTGGGCCAATCCGACGTACTCTATTCCGAAAAGCGATCCAGATTACAGGATTTATTGGGACGGAAAGTTGACGGAGGACGAAATCGAACGGGCCAAGAGCGTCCGTAAAGCGTATGGGATTACAGTCAAGACGGAGCAAATTGCGTGGTGGAGACGGGAAAGCGAATTCCGGGCCGAGGAGTACATGCTCCGGCATTTTCCTTGGACCGAGCGCGAGTGCTTCATCGCCTCGGGTTCGTCTTTCTTCCCTGCGGCGCGGACGTTGGAGTTGAGCGAGACATTAGCGGATGGCCCGCCCTACCAAGGCTACAAGTATCACTTCGAGGATCAGTTCCTTGGATCACAGATCGAGCAGACGACCAGCCGCGACGAGGTGATGCTAAGGGTTTGGGAACCGCCGGAGGACAAGGGCGTGTACGTCATCGGCGGCGATCCAAGCGGCGGGGGCGGGGGCGACGCTAATGACCATGCCATCGAAGTTTTCCGATGTTATGCGGATCGATTGGTACAGGTGGCGGAGTTCCAATCGAACAAGCCGTTGACCTATCAATTCGCGTGGGTTTTGGCGCATCTTTCCGGGGCGTACAAGGACCATATCGCCAACATGGAGGTGAGCGGCGTCGGCGCTGCGGTGTTGCCGGAGGTACGCAATCTGCGCCACCTCGCTGAACGCGGCATCATTCAGGCGGAACCGGGCAGCAACAACATCCTCAACATGGTTGGAGCCGTGCGGTGGTTCCTCTATCGGCGGGCTGACACGCTTGGAGGCGCTGGCAATGTTGTCGCGTGGAAAACGAACCAAGACAACAAGCAGCAGATTTACAGCGCCCTACGCGACAGTCTCATGCTGCGGCGGATTGAGCTACGTTCGATCCATCTCGTCAGAGAATTGCAAGCCGTCATCGAGGACGATGGGTGGCTTGGGGCCGGGCCAGACACGGGCGAAAATGACGACCTCGTTTCAGCGACCGTGCTGGCGCATCATACGTGGATCGAGTGGCGGCGGGCTGGACTGATTGCAAGATCGATGACGTGGGAGAGCGTGAAGGGCGACCCGCCTCCCGCCAACCCCGGCACCGTGCTATCGTTTGCGTTTTCAGAACACGTTCGTAAAATAAACCAGAGGGCAAACAACAAGTCGAGGAAGATCGATGGCTATGGATAGCGCAGAGACACGCGAAATGACATGGGGTGAGAAGGCGGTTGGCCTCACCTTCAATCCAAGCGGCGACCCTACGGTTCACCGGCTCAAGGCGTTGTATGCCGAAATCATTGACATCTGTAACGACGCGCGATTGCACGAAGGCGAGGCGGCGCGACTGTGGTCAATCGCCATCACTGAGGCGCAAGGCGCTCAAATGTGGGCGGTGAAGGCCGCGACGTGGCGGTCATGACCGGACAGATGTTCCTCCGCACGGCGCAGACCGAAGATCGGATCAGTGCGCTTGAGAAGCGAATGGACGAGCTTGAGCAACGTTTTTCGCCGGCCGAGCCGGAGCCAGAGCCGGTCGTAATGGTTCCGCCGCAATACAAGGCGGGCGGCTCGCACGCGGAGCCGGAGGCCAAGCCGGCGGCCAAGAAGCGCCGCGCATAGGAGCTAACCCATGTTGCACGGCTGGCGCTTCAACGTCTTTTGCAACGGGACAGGCGGCGACAGCGGCGACGCCGGCAGTAGCGGCACCGGCAGCGACGGCAGTGACGGGACAAGCAGCAACAGCGCAACCGGCTTTGGCGGCAGCGTCAGTTTTGGCGGCGCGGCGAGCGGGCAGGGCGGCATTGGCTCTGACGCGGCGGCGACTGGCGATACAGGCGGCCCCGCCGCTGGCTCCAATGCAGCGTCGGCTAGCGGTGGTGCGCCCGCAGCTTCGGGGGCCGGCGTAGGCGGTACGACTGGCGCTGGCGGCGGTGTTGGAGGCGTCGGGGGCGGAGCCGGCGGGACAGCCGGCGGTGGAGCCGCGACTGGCGGCGGAGGCGGAACGGCGGCGGGTGGCAGCGGGGTCAGCCCCGGCCTTCGCGGCACCGTCAACGCGCTCATGTCTCAGCTTCAAGCCGGCAACCAAGGCCCGAACACCATGGCCAATCTCGGCGTTCCGCCGGGACTTCTGAGTGGCGTTTCGACCGCGACCTCGCCGGTCACGGTTTCCGCCCTCGCGACGCCGCAAGACGCGCTCGCGCAACTGGCGGCGCAGGCGGTATTCGGCGGGACAGGGCTTGGCGGGCTGGCGGCGCAGGCGCAGGGACCATCCACGACGACCCACGCGCGAGGCAGCGACCCGGCGGCGGCGTTGTCGGCAACCGCGATGAACGCGATCTTTGGCGACGCCATCTCGGCGGTAAACTCAACGGCGCAATCGCCCTTCGGCGTCGGCGGAGGCGCGGGAGCCGGCCAAGGCGGCCAAGGCGGCATCGGCAGCGACGCCAATGTTGGCGTGTCAACCTTGGGAGATGTCGGAACGAACGCCTTCGGCGGAAGCCCCGGCGTCACGGGAACGAGCGTCACCGCCAACGATGTCATGGGCGAAGCCAACATGGGGAACGTGTCAACCGCTTCGCTTGGCGCACCGGGCAGCGTTGGACCGGGCGGCATCGGCAGCGATGCGAACTTCGGCACGTCCACCTATGGCGACATGAGCGACGTGACCGGCTTTGGAGGGACGCAGGGCGTAGGCGACCCCGGCGCGAAAGGATCGAGCGCGGTTGGCGCACAATCGCCGGGCAAGACCGCCGTGCAAGCCGTCTCCATCGCCAATCAATCGTCAAACCCAACCGCGACGATCAACGCCATTGTGGATCAGGCGGCGAAAACCATGTCGCCATCCGAATTCTCGACCTTCATGCAACAGTTGAGTAATTTCGGCTATGGCTCTGAGGAAGGGCAGTCTCAAGGCGCATACCAACCGCCGAACGAAACCGCGCCTCGCGACCCGAGCGGCACGTATTTTGACTATCTGCGGCAGAACCAAGCCAACCAAGGATTGGGCCTCTAAATGCCAATCAACAGAACTTACATGTGTCCAGAGTGCGCGAACCGCATAGAGGTGGCGCTGTCCGCTGACGAATGGGAAGCGCCGCCTCCGTCATGTGAAGTTTGCGACGCTCGCGAGATGCAACAGGAGTTCAAGCCGCCGGCCATCGGCGGTAGTGTGCGGATGCGAGCGGCGAAGATCACGGAGGACATCGTTGCTCGCGACTACAACGTCGCTGACATGCAGAGGGACCGGCGCGGCGGAGCGCCCAAGGTCCGCTATAAGGACGAGACGCCGAGTTCATTGCCGGCGACTTGGCAAGGGGCGGCTGGCCAACGCTCGATGCTTGAGACGGCAATCAGCATTGGCAAGGCGCATCGCGGGCGGGACGGGCTGGACATCCTGCAAAGGAACCTCGCCAGCGGAGCGCAGCCGGACCTGATCGAAATGAGCAAGCGGCGCAGCATCAAAGTTTGGTGATGAGCAACTATCTTGGCGTTGACCCAAACAGTTTACGCTCGATTGTCCGTCAGTGGATGCCGGGCGGCTACGAGTGGCCGGCCAACGATACGGCTCTTTTCCCCATGCCGGCCGGGATGAACAATCAGTCCCACGCCAATCAAAACTACACGCTTTCCGGGCGACCGGATTTGCAATCGATGACCGACGCGGGGCTGCTGCAACATCATCATTACACGGCTAGGCAGCACATGGGGAAGCAAGGCGATTATACGCCTAGCCCCGAAAACGACCGCAGCATCGCGACCGGCAACCGCGAACTGGAAGAACAGCGGATGCACCTCGCCAGCCGTGGGATCACTTCGCCATACGAAGATGATTGGCATGTCCTGACATGGCCGCCGGGGGAACACGTTCCGTGGGAGGAAGCGGGAAAGCGGGCGATGGCGATGGACCCGATGACGGACTTCGGCTACCGTCAGCCCTCCGTCAACGCCAACGAGCCGCCAAGGGGCATGTCAACCCCGCCCCGCGTACCGGAGCCGGAACAGCCGCGAACCCGCGATTTGTCGCACGATAAGCTTTTCAAACCAACGAACGATAATGAGCCTCAAGATACCGAGTAAGCCGGGCTTCCTTGAATTGTGGATCAAGGAAGTGATCGATGAATGTATGGCCTCGTCCACGGAACGCGGAATGATTTACACCCGCGCCGGCCAATATTATTACACCGGGGCGATGGACAGCCGCGCGTCCTTGTTCAACAAGATCGGGCCGTTCGTGCGCAAACTCAGCGGCTTCCTCATGCAGCCGACCGACGTGCGCTTTCAGTTGACATACGACAGCGGCGAGGATGACGACGTGCTTGAGCGCTCGCAACTCGTTGGCGAGAAGCTGTCCGCCGATTTTCGCACGGTTGACGCCGACACGCTGTTCTCGGAAGCGGTGACGTGGGGCCTCATCAATGGTTGCCAGTTGTTAAAGGTTTTCCCTGACGAAGATAGCGGCACTTTTCGCATCGGCCACGTCCATCCGCAGAACTTCGGCGTCTTGAGCGAGACAACCTTGGCGATTGACGAACAAGAAGCCATGTGTCATGTGAGTTATCCGACAAAATCCAAGCTGCGCACCATGCTCGTGGACCATCCGCAATACGAGCGGATCATGGCCGCGCTTGACGACGAACCGGGGCCTGACCGTGACCAAGAAGAACCAACATATTTCCATCAGATGGTTGTTGGAGGGCTCCAGCCCTTGGGAGATGTCGGAGACGCCCCAAGCTCCGCCGCCGGCATCGTCAATGTGTTCCCTGTTCCGACCCCATGGCGTCCCCAAAGGCGATTTGCGCCAACCGTCAAACTCTGTGAAGTATGGATCAAGGACCGCGACCGGCACGATGACTGGACGACAATTCAAACGATTTACGGGGCCGAGCCAATCATCATCGAAGGCGAACAAACCCGCCGCAACCTTTCCCGCGTCCCCGGTAAAACGCCATTCGTAAAGGTCCAAGGCCAGCCGACGCCCGGATACTTTTGGGGGCGTTCGATCATTGCCGATGTACAGATGTTGCAGGATATGCTTAACAAGCGGCTCCGCGACATCAAAGTCATGTGGGATCGAAATGTTAACGCGCCACAAGTCTTTTCAGGCTTTACGAGTGTGTCGGAGGAACAGTATTACAAGATCGTCAACGAGGGCGGCTTCATCAATGATCCGAACCCTAATGCTAAGGCCACAAAGCTACTGGACCCTCCGCCGGAAAATTATCTCGATGAATTGGAATTCATTTTCAAACTCTTCGATGAGGCGAGTGGTTTTTCTCCGATCATGTCGGGGCAGGGCGAAAGCGGCGTTAGAACCGGCGTCCATGCTCAGACCCTCGTCCGCACATCCTCGCCGCAACTCATCGACCAAGCCAGCCGGATCGAGCGCCAGCTAGCCGACTGCGGCTACCTCGCCATCCGCGTCATGCAGGCGATGGACGCCTTGATTTACACCACGGCCGACAGTAAAATAGAGTTTCTACTTTCCCAACTTCCGGAAAATTTCCAAGTCGAGGTTGACAGCCATTCGGCGTCGCCGGCTTTCGCGGAAGATAACCGACAGGTGGCCATCGCGCTCGCAAGGGCAGGGGCCATCGACGCGGAGGACTTGGTTCACATGCTGCATCCGCCCGGCGCTCAGTTGCTTCTCGCGCGGCTCCGCCAGCGGCAGAAGGCGCAAGCCAAACAGGCGCAGGAGGATAAGCAAGAGGACCTTGTTAAATCCCTCATCGGCGTTGGCGGCGGAGGCGGATCGAGGAAGCCCAAGGGCAAGGCTGGACAGTCCGTCCACTGAGGGATATTTTCCGCGCATGTCTATGGCTTTCGGTGGCGGCGACCCGACAAACGACGACCCCTCGATGGGGCAGGGCGGCGGCGCTCCACCTCCACCCGGCAGCGCTCCACCATCGCCCGGCGGCGGCGCTCAAGGCGGAGGAGGGCCGGGGCCGGGCATGATGGCTTACGCCCGATCACGCATGGGGCCACAAGTCTCAGCGCCCGGACCCGGCAACCAAGCCGACAGCATGAACAAGATCATCCAAGCCATCAACCTCTTGAAAGTCGCGGGCTTGGGATTGTCGCCCGGCGACAAGCTGCACGCCGACGTGTTCAAGACGATCCAAACCCTCTCGCGCCATATCGGCGGCGCGGCCGGCATGGGACCCGCCGCTGGCATCCAAAAAACGATGATTGGCGACCAGTTGCGCGATACCGTCAAGAACATGCTCTTGTCGCGGATCATGGGCCAGAAAGGCCAGCAAAAGCCCGGCGCTCCACCAGATGCGCCTATGCCCTCGACCCCCTTGCCCGGTTCGTGATAACACCTCTCGCCCAATTTTCAGGGCGTGGAGCGAAAAATGAACAAACTTCTCATGAGCGCGGCCTTTTTGGCCTTTTCCGTCACGGCGAGCGCGGCGGGGACCGTAACGGTGACGGACTTCACCGCCGACGCGGCGGGCGTCACCGCTAACCCGTCAAGCGACCTCGCGACAGCGACCTCCGTTGGCGTCACGACATGGACCGTCGCGGAAGTGGTTGACAGCATCGGCGGCCTCGTCAACGGCGATGTTTTGACGATGACCAATCCGCTTTCGACCTCGATTGGCTCGCTCATCACCATCTCATGGGACGGCGGCTTGTTCCACGACGCGACCACGACCTCCGGGGTCAGTTTCGTCGGTGACGAACTTGATCTGACCGGCGATGGCGCGTTGTTTGGCCCCGGCGTCCCTCTCGGCACGGTTGGCGTCCTCGATCTGTCATTCACCCAAGCGGGCGGGGCCGGCGACCTCATCAGCGGCAGCGGCAGTTTCACCGCTACAAACTCGATCCCGGAGCCATCGACTTGGGCGATGTTGCTGATCGGGACGGGCTTCCTCGCCATGTTCGCATCGCGTTCACGAAAGCGTGATAATCCGGGCATTGCCTGATTAACAGGTTCATTGGAGGAAACGTTCATGCCGTTTGTTTCTGGTTTTTTACGCATCCGAAAGAAAGGCCACCCCGATCAGGGCTTGCCACCCGGCGAGGGCGAGACTGACCCGGACTATGGGGTTGAGGTTCCCGGCGCACCGGACATCGGTTTGCCGGAGCCGCCTCCGGGCATCTGGCCGCCGCTCACCCCCGACAACCCGTGGCGTCCACTGCCCGAGCATCCCATCGCGCCTACTCCGGGACACCCAATCGCGCCCGGAGGCGGCGGCGAGCATCCTGAACATCCCATCGTTCTGCCTCCCGGCACAGTCTGGCCGCCTCTGCCGGAAGGCGTTCATGGCAAGTATCTAGCCCTCGTCCTCATCGGCGGCGGCGGGCATGGCGCTCACTACCGCTATGTCGTAATCGACGCGGACGCTTATCCCGACCAAGGCTTGCCGCCCCACCCGGATCAAGGCCTGCCGAACCCGCCGACCGCGCAACCCCGGCGAAACTGAAACATGACCCCGGCAGAGTGGAGACAAGTCCTCGCCATCATCGAACCACGTGGAAAGTCGTGGATTTTGGACGGGCTTGCCGACGCCATGCCGGGGTTAGTCGAAACCTACGCAATCAACACAGCCACGCGCCAACAGCATTTCCTCGCGCAACTGGCGCATGAGAGCGATCACTTTCAGACGACGCGCGAGTACGCCAGCGGCAAGGCTTACGAAGGCCGGAAAGACCTCGGCAACACGCAAAAGGGCGACGGCGAGCGGTTTCGCGGGCGTGGCCTCATTCAGTTGACGGGGCGGGCGAACTACACGAAAGCGGCGCAAGCGCTTGAACAGCCGTTTGTCGAGAACCCGGACTTGGTTGAGAAATTTCCCGCCGCCGCCGTCGTGAGCGGTTGGTTTTGGGAGACACATGGGTTAAACCAGCTTGCCGACAAGGATGACGTGACCTTGGTCACACGCCGAGTGAACGGCGGGCTGAATGGCCTCGCCAGCCGCAAGGTGGCCTTGGCCAACGCCAAGACAGCGATTGGGTGACGCTATGCCTCTGACCAAGCATCCCGCAGCCGAAGCCCACAAAGCCGCGCAGGCCAAGCACCAAGCCGCAGCCAAGGCGCACGGCGAGGCGGCCGAAGCGCACGAAGCCGGCCGCCACGAAAACGGCAAGGAACGGGCGGAAAGCGCCGCCGATCATGCCGATGACAGCGCCGAGGCGAGCGAACTAGCCAAGCAATCGTCACAGGAGACGTGACAACCGGATAGGTTGACAAGCCAATATTTCTTTTGGAGGAAAACATGGCTCAGAACCGCTCATACGACCCGCCGATCACCTCGCCGCCGGAAACCCCGCCGCGCACCATCCTACAGGTCGATACGCAATCCGAGACTTCGGAATGGGGCGCGATCCCCAAGGTTGTGCCGAAGCCCGAGGGCGGGGTCCCGCTACAGCCGGCGGTCGCTGGCAAGGAAAACCGGAGCTAACCCATGCCGCGCAACATCTCGGATGAGGAATACGCTTTCCTACAGAACAAGCGGATGACCGCCGACTTCGTTGAGAGCATCTATAACGATCCGCAACTCAACAAGGAGGCCAAGCGCCTCATCAAGCGCAAGTATCCCACCCTGTCAATTCCCGACTATGACATGGAGGAAAAGCTCGATCAGCGGCTAAAGTCCGAAGATGAAAACAAGCGCAAGGCCAATCAAGAGGCCGAAACTCAGCGCAGCCAGAAGGCTTGGAACGACAGCCGCGTTAAGGCGAAGAAAGATTATGGCCTTACCGACGAAGGCCTGACCGATCTGGAAAAGTGGATGGAGGAACACGCCGTAGCCGATCACGAGGTTGCCGCGAGCTACCGTCATTCGAAAAACCCGCCTACGTCAACCCCAACCTATGACAGCCAGCTTTGGGGCCACGAAAAGGCGGACAACTTCAAAGAAATTTCTGCCGACCCAGAAGCGTGGGCCAGACGGGAAATCTTGGGCGCAATCCACAAGGACAGTGAGCGCCAACGCGGTATGAGGTAGGTCTATGCCACAGCTTGGGGCCGGAATTATCCCCTCGGGGCCAATCGGCCTTGAGTTGGAAGCGACTGTGCGGCGAGTATTCGCCCAAATGGTCGTCATTTTGATTTACAAGCAAAATCCGCTTCTGGCGCTTTTGCTTCGTAACGCAATTCGTGCGTCAGGCGGCGTTTCACCCTATACCCAACCCGTCCAGACCGGCCAGTACGTCCAGTCAAGCTGGATTGGACCGGCCGGGCAATTCAACTTGCCCCAAGACGTGGCCGCGACCGTCAACGCGGAATTCAACATGTGTTGTCTGGCGACGCCGGTTTCGTCGCTTGGCTTGGAACAGCTTGTGACGCAAGACGCCATTGCGGTGGCGAGCCGTCTGATGCTCAAGCTCAACGACCTTAAAAACTCCTCGTTGCAGGCTCTCTCGTCGGCCCTCTTTGGCCCGGCGACCGCGAACGTTCTGCAAATGTATTCGCTCACCGACGCCTACGGGACAACGACCCCCTACGGCGGCTTGGCGAGGACCGGCGCGAGCGGCTACCCGGATTGGGCGGGCCTCTCGATCCCGGCGGCGGGCGACATCCTGACCCGCTCCGCGTTCATTCCCAACATGCTCGCGGCGGTCAAGAACGCGGGCGGCGAAGCGCTCGATTTCGTCGTCATGAGCGTCGAGGACTGGACGACCCTCCTGACCGACTTCATGGCGGTCGAGCGCTACAACAACGATCCCTCAAGCCGGTGGGGAAAAGATGACCCTGTTAATTCTGGTTTTAGGGGTTTGCTGCTTGGTGACACTCCGCTATTTTTTGATCTGAACTGCCCGGTGGGGACGGCCTATGGGTTTAATTCCAAGTACATCACGTTGGTTGTCCACGAGGACGCCAATTTCGCGTGGACCGGCTGGTATTCGACCATTCCGCAAGGCCAGATCGCCAGCGTCGGCTTATCGCTGACTGCGCTCAATCTGGTTTGCTCCAAGCCGTCAACCGGCGTGATTATTGATGGCATCACGGGAGGAGCGCCCTTCTAGTGCTTCCGGTAAGCGCATGGCCGCCGGGTCCGCCCGGTTCGTCGCTCTCGCCTTTTGGCGTCCCCCGCACCGTCACCGTGGGGAGCGAAGGCTATGCGTTGCCGAAAGGCGCGTGGATCGTGGACGCCGGGGCGAACAGCGTCGTCATGTTCTTCCCACAGCCCGCGATCTACAATCAGCCCCGCCACCAGATGGGGACCGGGCGACTGCCAGGACAACAACAGTGGATGACCGGGCCATGCACGCCGCCACCATGCAAGCGCCCGACCCACGACCAGTACCTTGAGGCGTGGCGGGCGTGGCAGCGCAAAACCGGGTGGACCGGCTCGATCCGGCCCCTTCCGGGCCGGGTGCCGCCCAATTTCGCCGGGTGGCAATTGACCACCGCGCCTAGCTCGACGCTCCTCTCGCCCGGACAGAGTGGGATCGTCTTGGCTGACGGCCAGAACGTCGTCATCATGGGCGCTGGCGCTTCGACAATAACACAGGCTTTTAGCGTCTAATGGCCGACCCCCCGATCATTTCGGCTCCGGTCCCGCCCTCGATTGCAGGGATCGAGCAACCTGTCATCGTTTCCGGCGGTGAAAGTTTACCTCCTTCATTCCCGCTTGGAAGCGCTGGTACGTGGTTGCCCCCACCACAAGTCGGGATGGGCGGCGACGCTCCATTCCCGACCCCGGTCGTACCGCCGGCAGCGGTCCCGCCGAGCGTGGCCGGCTATCCACAGCCCCAATACGCGACGGGCTCTGCAACCGTTCCGACTGCGGCTAGCCTATTCCCGGCCTACACCGCGCCCGGACCCAACCCGCCGATCATCTACAGCGCCGTGCAGCCGCCGCCGCCTGTCCCACTGCCCTTGCCGACCACCCCCGGTACGACGCCAATCACCATCTCGACCGTGCCGACCATCCCGCAACTGCCGTGGGCCGCATGACCCCGATCAACGCCATCGAAGATTATCTCCCCATGTCAACGCGGGGCATCGCGGTCGCATCAGACGGAGGCATTTGGCTCTATCACCCGCCATCGCCCGGCGGCATGATCGAGCTTGAAGCGCCGACGACGCCAACCCCTCCGGTTAACACCGTCCCACCATCGATCAATGTGCTGACCGACCTCGTTGTCGGTTCGCAGGCGGTGATGATAAACGGGACTTGGGCGAACAGCCCAACCTTCACCCGCACATGGACGAGCGGCGGAACAACGATCCCCGGCGCGACGGCGACGAGCTACACGTTCCAGACGAGCGACATCGGCAACATGATCGGCGGCGACCTGACCGGAACCAATCAGGACGGCTCCGTCACCGTGCCAACGAGCAACACCGTTGGGCCGATTGTCGCGCCGGCCGCCGACGAACCGCCGGCCGACGATCCCGAGCCGACGATGAGCGTCCGGCAGGCGGCGCAAAGGCCGCAAACGCGCCACAGTAGCAAGACCCACAAAAAGAGACGATGATGGGTCATGCTCGCGCAATACATCGATGAGGTCCAAGGCCACCTGAATGACAGCGGGGCGCAGTTCTTTACGATCCCACGCCTGACCGGCTATATCAATCGATCCAGACGACGCATCGCCGCTGTCAGCGGTTGCCTCCGCATCATCCCGCCCGGAACGCAGACTGTCCCCGGCCAAGAGGTTTATCCCTTCTCGGCGTGGAACGCGCTCGCCATGCAAATCGTGCCGGGAGCGCAGTCGATCCTCGCCTGCCGTTCGCTTTCGGTTGGCATCGGCGGGGCGTGGAGCCAAGACGCCAACGGCGCTTGGGCGATCCGGCAGGGGACGTGGAAGCCCATGTGGAAGCGGATCGTGTGGACTGATTTTCAGGCCCGGTTCAGGATTTACGGCGGGACGTTCTACGGAACGATTAGCCAGCCGGGCTGGTATTCACAGTATGGTGAGGGGCCTTTGGGAGCGCTTTACCTCGCGCCAATCCCCTCGATTGCCGCGCCTTTCGAGGTGGACCTGACCCTGATCCCCAAGCCGCTTCTCAGCGATAACGACATCGAGCCGATCCCCTACCCTTGGGTGGACGCGGTGAGCTATTGGGCCGCCTGCCTCGCGCTCCTGCAACAACAGCGCAAGGAGGACGCGCAGAACATGGCGGAGATATTCAGCACAGAACTTCCCATCTGCGCCGCCGTCGTTTGTCCGCAGATGGTGATGAACGCCTACGGCGCGACGCTGCGGAGCGCCTAAATGCCTATCGCGAGCGACAACCCTCCGGAGTTGATAACGGTCGAGGAGTGGAAGGGCCTCAATCAACAGGTCCCGGCCGGCAGTATCGATGACCAAGAAGAATTTTTCAACGAAAACCTGTTTGCGATGGGGCCGGGCGCACTACGGGCTTGTTGGGGGCCAAGCGCTCCGATTTACACTGCCCCGGCTGGCACACAAATATATCGTATTTTCTTCGGTTTTTATGGAAACCAGACGCCTCAGTTTTCCGCTCCACCTCCCGGCGCGATGGGCTGGATGTTCCTGTCAGACGGAACGATTGACGAAGTTGACCTCAACACCCAACAGGTGACGGGGCTTCGCGCGGCCGGCCCGAGTTGGGGGCCTCTCGGCACGCCGCAGGGTCCGGAACTTTGGGCCGCCGCCAAAGTCTGGCGACCGCAGTTTTTCGGTTCGGACGTAGGCCAAGCCGGTGGCGTCCTGTTCGGCTCGCCAGCGGGCTTGTACGGGTGGGACGGAGCAACACTGAGCAAGCCCGGCGACCCGGCTCCGGACTGGCTGACCGACCTTGCCGAGACGGACCCGACCGCTCCGATCCCACCCATGCCCTCGGGCCTGCCCGGCATCTATGCGATGGAGGTGTATCAGTCGCGCTTGTGGGTTGCCGGCAAGGACGTGATTTCCTTCTCCGCACCATCGAATGGGGCTGATTTTTCGACCACCAACGGCGGCGGCAGCTTCGGCTACTTTGGCGACAAGCTGACCTACTCCTATGTCGATTTGCAGGCGTCCGCCGGCTTTCTCTACGTGTTTGGCGACAGTTCGACCGACCTGATTAGCAATCTCGTCCTTTCCGGCAGCGGCACGCCGGAAAGCCCGTTTACAACCAATTTCGTTTACTCGAACGTCGATCCGCAAGTCGGCCAGCGCTTTCCGCGTCCAGTCGGCGTGATCGGCCGCAATGTGATCCTATTCAACATGGCTGGCTTCTTTTTGATGCAGGGCGCGGACGCGCAGCCGATTGGCCAGAAAGTGACCAACATTTGGAACACTCTCGACACGTCGCAATATCTGCCGACCTTTGCCGTCGCGACGATGCACGGATTTCGGGTTATTCTCGCCAACGGGCGGTTCAAGGACCCATTCGGCGTCACACGCAGTCTTTTACTCATGTGGCATCCCGAAAGAGGCAGGGAGTTCTGGTCCGTCGCCAGTCAAGGGATCGAATTGACGAATATCGGCACTTATGAGCAGGACAGCGCTCCCGCCGCCTACGGAACGGACGGAACCAACCTTTACCGGCTGTTTGCGCAGCCTGACGAGACGTTAACCAAACGACTTGTCACTAAACAGCTTCGTGGAATTGGATTATCGCAGTTAACCGTCAAAAACTGGATACGCGCGTATGCTGAACTGTATGACAACGACGGACGCGGCGTTTCGTTCACTGGAACGCTCGAAAGCGGCGACGGCGGCGTCCCCGGCGGCAGACAGAGCGTCGATTTCGAACTGACGCGCGGTCAAAAACACCGGATCGTCCCCTTCCCCCTTGAAGGGCATGGAATTTGGGGCCAGCTTGACATTTCCTCCAAATCGCCGGACTTTCAGATCATGCGCCTTCATCTGACCGCGCATCACAACACGCTCTACGGAGCGTAAAACCAGCACAAGAGGCTGACCATACGTTAGGAGACTGTCATGGGACCCAAGGTTGACCTGTTCAACGTCGAAGATCGTCGTGGCCGCCGCCGAGGCCGGCGTGGGCGTCGATAAGAGGAGGGTCCGATGGCATGGCGACGATCCCGCCCCTTGCGGATGACCCGTCGCGCCCGTCGCATCCGCGCCCGTAAGCGCCGCTAATGATGCGGAAGGTGGGTCTGAGGAATACCCAAAATCAGGCCCGCCAGCTTAAGCCGAAAGGGTGGCGATTGCCGTCTTGGCGACCGCGCCTTTTCTCTTATCGCAAGGGCAGGAGGATGTGATGGCTCGCGGCACTTGGCTTGGGCCACGCTCTCGCGTTGACCCTGCTGGAAAACTCGGAACAAAACGGCCAACGACCCGGATCAAGCGTGCCCGAGGGCATCGGCAGGGAACGGGACGTGGCCGGCGTGGGCGAAGAAGCCCATGAAACGCGGGCGGCGGTTTCCCGCTCCCGGTCGCGGCGGCCCCGTGGATGTCATGCCATGGGGCGGCGACGCTTTTCCGTCCGATTGGAAACGCGGCAAACGACGCGGCAAGCGCGGGCGCAAAACTCCGCGCCCCGGCGCACGCACTGGACCCGTAAGGTAAAACGTGTTACGGTGACAAGTCAACATAAGGATTTGTCACATGTCTGTGCTTGGGATTGACATTGGGGTCACTGGCGGCGTAGCCCTGCTATCGGATACAGGGCAGTTAATCGAATTGATTGAAATGCCCTGCCTGCACGACGGGCCTAAGAAGCGGCGGACGATCAATGCGCCACTACTCGCCAGTTTCGTTTACAAATCCCACGCAACCCGCGCTTTTGTCGAAAGTGTTGGCCCAAGGCCGAAGGAGGGAGCGGTGGGAGCGTTCGCGTTTGGCGATAGTCGCGGCGTTGTCCGTGGCGTTCTCGCTAGCGCCGCTATTCCCCTCGTCTGGATTACGCCTCCCCAATGGAAGCGGGTCATCGGCATCACCCCCGGAAGTCTCGGAGCCAAAGACGAAGCCCGAGCGCAAGCCATCCGCCGCTGGCCGGCTCAAGCTGACCTATTCAAGCATAAAAACGATGATGGCTTGGCCGAAGCTGCACTCATCGCCATAGCCGGCCTCAAGGCCTTTGACATGAAGATTGCGTCGCGTGATCCAGAGGACGATTATGCGGATCGAGCCGAATGGAAGGCAAGGGTAGATGGCCCGAGGCACTAGAGCGCAGAAAAAGGCCCGGCGGCGCAATCTCCGCAAGGGCCGAGCCAAACGCCGGAGGACGGGCGGCCGGTGAGCAAAGGAGACGGAAATGAGCGACAACAAAGGCGATGGGGTTTCCCGGTTCAAGGCCGATGGAGCTTCCCAAGGCAGTCCGGTCGGCCGATTTCTGACGGCGGATGGTTTTCTGAACAGCGCCCGGTCACTCGCGGGGCCTCTGAGGACCGGAACGTCGCCCGACGTAGGGCCACGCGCCCAAGGCGTAACCGCTCCCGGCAGAGCCTACGACAGTGATTTCGGCATGGATCGCGTATCGCCAAGGGAGTTTGATCCGATGGGAACCTCTCTCCGGCGTTATCGGCCCGAAGGTGTGCCTTCCGCCCTCGTCACAGAACAAGTTCGTCGTCCGCGTCGCTCGAAATGAGCCTTGTAGCCCTACTGAACGCTAAAGACCCGAATTTCGACTTTGAGCATCGGATGGCTCACGAAGGCATGTTCATCACAGAGGGGGAAAAGTCCGGTTCACTGAATTTTTCTGGAATACCATACTGGATTGACCCGCCCATAGGCGACACTGCCGTCCCCGCAGGGTGGGGAAACACGCTGCACGCGCAAGCCCACGCTGATTTCATCAGCTTGTTCCCTTCGCCCTACGGCGGTAGTGCTATAGCGAGGCTAAACGACATCTCGCTCTTTCCCGAGCCGGACGCATGGTGGCAATTCAGCAATTTCCAGCTACATTACGTAGCAAATCAGACATTTTAGGCCCGAAACCGTACCGCATCGCGCAAGAGGGCGACGTGGCGTGGATGGCGGACTTGGGCCGGCGGCGCTATCCGGGCAATTATGACATTGAAGCCGCCGAAATGTGGATGCGCAACATCGTGCTTCGCCAGCCGATGGTGTTCTACCCGACCCGCACCGATAACGCCTTCATGGTCACGTTAATCGCTTTACTGCCGTGGTTGCCGGGCGAACCGGAGGCTAGCGTGGTCATGCTGTGCGCCGAGGACGGGCATATTTGGGATAGCGTCAAGCTCGCGCGGGCCTCGCTCGATTGGGCGATCCGGCGAAACTGCTTCAAATGGGGCTTCAACTCGGACACCGCGTTTGACATCGGCCCGATTGCTCAACGGATGGGCCTTGTCAACCGATGTCCACGATACGTGGTCAATTTACGATGAGCGGACTGTTCGGCGGCAGCCAAGGAAAGGACGCGCCGCAGGACGTGAACGTCCCACCGTTCCTGTCATCGGGCGGCGTCACTCCGGATCAGCAAGCGTTCGGGGATTTCACCTATGGACAGGACTTGCTCAACCAAGGCAGCATGTTTGGCGACGAAGGGCTTGGCGACAGCACGATGGCGACGATGGGCGCGGAGGGAGCGGCGAACACGGAAGCTCAAACGATGGGTGAGATGTCCGATAAAGATCAAACCGCGCAATACGGCCTCTACCAAAACGATGTCAACGCGCTTCAAACACAGCTTCAAAACCAAGTGACGTTAAACTCCGGAACCCAAGGCAATCTCAACGACCTCGCCTCGCTCGCCGGCTTCGGCGCGAAGGCTGGCGGCACAACCCCGGCGGCGACATCATGAGCGGACTGTTCGGCGGCGGAACCTCAAAGACCGGCTACAATCTGACCGGCGGCGGGACGGACGCGCCATGGAATTGGGGCGTCTCGCCATTCGACCAATCGGCCATCGACCAAGCAACCGGCTCCAATGTGCAGTCAACTGAAAACCGTTACAATCAGCTTGGACTTGGCGGCTCAACCATGGAAGGGCAGGACGTGGCGGGCGCGGGCGAGATGGGATCGGCCCTGACCGGGCAGGAACAGAGCGCCAACGTCGGCTCCGCTGCGCTCAATCCAGCGTTACAGCCTCAGCTTGACAGCCTCATCGGCGCGACCGGCCAAAATCCGGCCCTTAACGACTTGGCGCAGGCGGCCGGCACCGCATCCAAGCTCGCGCCACTGGCGGCAGGAGCATGATCCATGAGCGACAGTTTCGGCGCACCCAACCTTGACGACGCAGCGCTAGGCGACGCCATCACGAACACGGGTGGCGGGACCGACCTGTCAAGCCTGTTTGGCGGCAGTAGCGGCGGAACGAGCCTTAGCGATCTAGCGACGAGCCTGTTTGGCGGCATGGCAGGCTTGAGCGGCGGCGGATCGCAGGCGTCGGCCGGAACCGCAGCCAATCCTCCCCTGTCCTCCGGCGCAGCCACCGCGCAGCCGGCGATCAACAGCGCCGAAAGCAACCTTGCCGACGCCGCAGCGCTCCCGGCGGCCACAGGCCAGCCCGGACAGGGGCAGAACGGGCAAGGGCAAGGCGACCAAAGCCAGAGCGCCAACCAATACGCGCCGCAGAGCGCCGTCGATCAACTCAAGAAGGCGCTCACCGGCTTGAGGCAGCAACAGCGGCAAAACCCCTACCAGCCCGGCGCAGGAGCCGGCGCAGCCGACGCGGGCCAGAACAGCCCCATGCTCAACCGCGCCGCTCGCATCCCCGCCCAACCGGCGCAGCGTGCGGACGCAGCCAACATCAACAACCCGCCACCCGGCGGAGGGGGAGGCCCGCCTATCGACCCATCCGCAGCCTATGCGGCGGGACTAAGAAGCGACGCCCCGCCAAACACCGGCTACGACCCAACCCAACCCGCCGCGAACGACAACGCCGCCGGTCAGAGCTTTCCAGACTTCCTCAACAACCTCCGGGGCAGGGTCACTCAGCCCGCCCCGACAATCGACACTGGCGGCGGTACGACTGGCGCGGGAGGCGGCGGGGCAGCGAATTACGTCCCCGGTTCGCTCTCCTATCTGGCCCGGATGTTGGGGCTTGGCCCGGCCGGCATGGGAGCGGCCATCGCCATGAAGCCTACGCCAGCCGAGACGGGCGAACTGCCGCCCGGCGGCTATTCCGCCCCACCGGGGACATCCGGCATCGGGTCTGACGCGGTGGCCGGCGGCACGGCAGGGCAAAAAGCTCCGGGCGAGGCGCGAGCGGAAGCGCCGCCAGATGACCCAAAAGCCGTCACTGCGGGCGGACGCGAGGACCAAACCATCGATCCACGCACCGGCAAGCCGTTCAAGGTCAGGGACAAGAGCATCGATCCGAAAACTGGCAAGCCATGGGTCCTGCCGACCCATAAACCGAAAGACGCCACGGCTCCGGAAGCCTCTCCCCCGCCGGCAAGTCCGATTGGCCGCAGCCGCATGATGGGCGATGTCGGCGGCCAGCAAGGCGTACCGCAGATGCTTGGAGCGCTGGCGCAGATGGCGCTCCCCCTGTTGATGGGCTTGGGCGGCATGGGCGGCGGTCGAGGGCGGCGCGGTTTCCACATGGGACGCTTCGGCCACCCCGGCGGATTTGGAGGAAGCAATCGTGGACACCCCGGAGGCTTCGGCGGACATTGGCCTTACCATCACCCAAACTTCGGATGGGGGTTACACGGCGGTCATCCGGGCGGCGGATGGAGGCCGATGTCTCCGGGTCATATGCGGGAAATCATGGCAGAGCGTCACGGATCAGGTGCGCTTGGCTATGGAGGCGATGGCGGCGGAACGGGCAACCCGGAAATCGACCAGTTCATGAAGGCCCTCGGGCTTGGCGGCAACCCCAACCAAGTCGGCTTCGGACGCGGCCAGCCGGGCCAAGGCGGCGGACAGGGCGGTCGCCAGTTCAATCCAGCGCTCTCGACCAACACCCCCACATCCAATTCGATCCCCGGCGTGTCAGCGAAAATGGTTGACGACCGCGTACAACAAGCGGCGAAGGCGAACGGCATCGATCCGAACGTGTTCTCGCGGCTCGCCTCGACGGAAAGCTCATTTGGCCAGAACTACACCAATCGCGACGATGTTGACGGCTACCCAAGCTATGGGCCGTTCCAACTTCACATGAAGCCGGGCGCGATGGGCGATCAGTTCCAACGCGAAACCGGCCTCGATCCGAAGGACCCCAACACTTGGGGCCAGCAAGTCGATTGGGTGGCCAAGCAAGTGCAAAAGACCGGATGGGGTCCTTGGCGCACGTCGGCCAATAAGCTAGGACTTAGCCCTTGGGCCGGCATCAATCGCGACTTCAAGCCCGGCACGACGATGACCGGCGGCACGATGGCCCCAAATCCCAACCCAACCCAAGTCGGCACGGCTGGCGGATTGCCAGTGATGAGCGACAACCAATGATGACTTGTCAACTTAAATGAGTGACACTCAGGGCGCAGACGACACGGCGAGCGGCGGGCTGCAAAACGACATGCCGGCCATCGGCAGCGCTGCGCCTTCGCCTCGCATGGTCCCCTCCTCGCCGTTGCAGGGCATCGCGGCCTTCGCCAGACAGCTTGGCCTTGGGGGCGGCCGACCGCCGCAGCAACGCGGCCCACCGCCCTCACCCTACGGTCGCGACCAGCCCATGCCGCCACCCAACGCCAGCGGCGCTCCGGTGCAATCACAGAACCTTTGGGACGGAACAACCGCCAGCATCGGCCTGCCGAAAGGCTCTCCGCAGCCGCCGGCCAAGTTCACCCCGTTCATCGGCGCAACGCCAAGAGGCGACATCAGCAGTTGGGGCAAGCCTGACCCCTTCGGCGCGACACCCCAATCGTTCGAGCTTCCGACCATCTATCGCACGCTTGGCCAGTTCTTCGGGCAAAGCAACGGCGCGGCAGGACCGCTTGGGATGCTGATTGCCGGCCACGCTGGCGCGTATATGAAAGGTTTGATGCTCGGACAGGAGTTCGCTTCTAAGCAAGCGCGGGAACAATTACTGCAAAAATCTTTGGAATTACAACAGCAACAGGAAGAATGGCACACTCAATACGCCGATGAATACGCAAAATTCGCCTTGAAAGCCGGGACCAACGACCCGGCCAAGATCGCCACCACCACCATCAACGGACGCAATCTGTACGACACCTACGCCGACATCGCCTACAGGACCGGCGATAAAGACGTTGAGGGCATGTTGGAAGATGGCATGTCGATGGACAAAATCGTGCGTTATCAGGACTTTCGCGATAGCAAGTTAAAGGATTTGCAGAAGGCCAACGCCAAGCTGACAGAACAGGACAAGGAGGACAAGGGTTGGGCGGAAGGAAGCGGTGAAAGCAGCGAAAGCGGAGCCACGCAGCCCGGCCAACCATCCAGTCCCCTCGCGCCGCCGCCGGAGCAACCCCAACCCGCTCAACCCGGCCAGCCGCAGCAAGGAATTCAGCCGGCAACCGCAGTCGCGCGAGCCAACCCACTCGCCCCGCCCGATCAGAACGCGCAGGAAGGGCAGGCCGGCTTGGCGCTCACACCCGAACAGCAAGCCGGATTGAGCTTCGCTCGCGGCGGGCCGGCGGACGCGCTTCCCAAAGGCGAACGCGGCGGCATCGCCAAGGCCTACGCCAACGAAATCCAAGGCAAATTGTCGGACCTCAACGGACGCTCACAGGGCATGAGCGAAGATCAGATCATGCAAGAGCTTCGCCGCATCAGCCCGGCCATCGCCAGCGACGCTCGCGGCCTCCTGAACGGCGCTCCGGTGCCGGGCGGATGGAGCCAAGTCGGCTCGCGGCCATACTGGAAGGACATGGTTGACATCCTGCAAAACGCGCGACCCGGATGGATACCCGAAGATGCAACCGAACTGACGACGTTCCTCCGTTCGTATGACACCGGCCCGATCAGCCAACAGTTGATCCGTGGCGGGCGCATGGGCGCGGCCGGCAAGACGGCGCTTGAAGCGCTCAATCGAGCGGTCGAGGCCAGCCCCGGCTTGGACAACAACGCCATCGCCAACAAATTCAAATCATGGCTTGGCGGCCAGCTTGAGGGGAGCGACGTTTGGTCAGGCGTGTTCAATGCGTTGCAGACCTACGTCCAAGAAAGCATGGCGGTCGCCAACGGCGGCAAACCTTACGAGGGCGACATCAACCGCCTCATGAGCCAAAACTATTTCGTCAGCAGCCCCAACATCATCCGACGCTTCTTGCAACAGGACGCCGAAAACACAGTCGGCACGCTCGACCAACTCAAGGAAGATTGGCAGAAGCGCACGCGCAAGACTGCCAACCCCTATCACTACAACGAAAAGCAAGTCGGCTTACTACGCGGCTTGTCGCATCTTCAACCTGACGGAACGTTCAGCCCGCCAACCAATGAAGTTCCGGATGACTTGAAGGCGCTCGGCGGTGTAAAGAAGGGCGGCGGATCAGGAATTCCGCAAGGATGGACTGTAACGCCGATACAATGACATGCCCGCATTCGAGTTGACATCGCCAGACGGCAAAAAATACCGGGTTGAAGGCCCCGAAGGCGCGACAGCCGATCAGGCTTACGGCATCCTGCAAAAGCAGCTTGGCCAGTCACCCGATCAAGCAACGCCATGGAAACGATTTACAGGCGCACTGACCCACGATCTGGAAGAACCGGCCGCCGAAGGCATGAAGATGGTGGGGATGAAGCCTTGGCAGTCCTATCGCGACTACGAAGAACAAACGAGAGGCCAGCCGCAATCGCTCGCGCGTGAGTTGGGTGAAAGCGCTGGCGAAATTGGCAAAGGCTTAGTGGCCAGAACGCCAGTCGGCGGTGCGATCACGGGAGCTTTGGAACCGGCGGACAACGCTTGGGACCGAACCAAGAACGCCGCTTATGGAGCGGTAGGGGCGGGAGGGGCCAGAGCCTTTGGACGAGCCGCGCCGGGGGTCAAGCACGGCTTGGACGCCTTGGCGGAAGCGGCGGCGGGATACACCCTTGGAAGCCACTACGGCGGGCTTGGCTCCCTTGCCGGCGGCGCTTTGGGCGGCATCCTCGGCGCGTCACGCCTACAGCATTACGCCGGCATCCCCGGTCCTGCCACAATCCTATCACATGTCCTCAAACGCTATCCCGGCCTCGCCGCCGAACTCGGCCCTTGGGCGAGGCCCTACATCGAACAAGGATGGGACTACCTCAATGCCCCGGACCAAAGTCAATAAGGCGGACGATCCGCTCGACCTCAACGGACGGCTCTACCGGCAGTTAGGCAAATTGCTTGACGACATGGAGCGGGCCGACCGCGACGAACTGATGACCATGCCGCAGCGCATCTCGGCGCTGATCGCGGTTGCCCGCGTGCAGAAAATGTTCCAAGACTTGCGCAAGGGAGAATTCAATGCCGGAGCCGGCAGCGCCATCAACAAATACGCCGCAGCCTTCGCGACGCCCGATGCAACTGGTCGGGGAGACAAAAACTCCCGATCCGGAACCGTTGTCCAGTTTGATCCAACAGAACGCGAGGACGACGACGACCGGGACTTCGACGCCTAGCATCAACCCCGAATACGTTCATCGCGTCGCATGGAAAGCCGGCGTGATGGGGTCGCTAAACGTCCTGTTCATCGTCCTCGCGGTCAGGGCGATCCTCCTGATCGCGGTCATCGGCTCGATCATCCTTGCGGTCATTGTCGAGCGGTCGCCGGACCCGTGGCGGCTGGCGGCGCTCGGGGTCTACGCGGCGGTCGTCGTCGTCCCGACGATCTGGCTTTCGAGTCGCAAGTAACGATATTCCCTTATTCCACTCAACCCATTTGCGCATTGAGTTATAGCCTCACTGAGAGCCATCTTGGTTTTTGGCTCCACCCATCCCGAACCCTCTGCCCTTGCCAGTCCTTGGCTTTACGACTGGACTAAATTTGGCGAAAACCGGGGTCCCACCGGAATTACTCGTCACCACGCGCTGCGATCCCCACCGGACGCCACAGCGGAAGCACGGCTTGTCGTCGCGATAGGTCAGGATGCTATCGGTTTCGAACGCCAGTCCAAGCTCCAACAGCTTGCGGCAGGCGTCCGTCTCGCTCCTGACCCCAAGGTCCACCATGTCAAAAGCTATACTCCGCCCCTCCAAAATCTCCGAAGGGGCAAGAGTACAGCCGTTGTACCACAGCGTTCCGTTCTTCCAATCAAGCCGGATTACGCTCATAGGTTTTCCACCGTCCATTCGTTCCCCGCATCAACGCCACGCGCACGTCATGCCGCGTCATGCGCTCCTTGGGGGCCGGGTAGAAGCCGACCATCTTCTTCGCCCTCTCGGTCAGAACGATGTCATGGTTGGCAAGGAAGCGGGCCACCCGCAGCATCGTGTCAATCCGAGGGGTGAACGTGATGTCCCTGAGCCACCGGCTCAACGTCTCACGCGCCACCCCCGTCCGATTGGACACGTAGGCTGTTGGATAGCCGGAAGTACGGAGCAACGTTTTCAGTTCTTCGAAAACCGGAATAATCATCGGCCGTTGTCCTTTTCCCTGTCCTGCGGGACTTTCATGATGACGCGCACTTGGCCATTCTTGTCAGCAATTGGCAACGCCTCAAAGACAAGCTGGTAGCCGTCGCCATTGCGGTTCTCAAAACCCGCGCCGATCTTGGTCCACCACGATTTGCCTTTATCATCTTCACGTACAGTGAGTAGGTCATACCTCTGAGCCACGTTCAACCTCCGGGTTTACGATCTTCAACGAAGGATCGCCATAAGCAAGCTCCTCCGGCGTCAACACCCGGCGCGTCACGACATACGCGCCGAGGCTTCTGGCCCGCTCCGTACACACGTCAAGAGCGTCACAGAAGGCGTTTAACGCCGACCGAAGCGCCATCTGGTAGTGGCGATCAATCAGCGTAATCTTGTGGAAGGGCGGCATCTGCGGATGGTAACTGAAAAAGTGGACAGCCTGAAACCGATCCGCGACAAGCAAATGGCCCTGCACTTGCGCCCGATAGTCGTCGCCCGGCCCTTCCAACAGATATTTCATTTGGGTCTGCGGGGCCGGGCATTTGACCTCGACGCCTTCCTTCATGTCGTTCAGCATCCGATCAGGCGAAGCGCCAAGCCGGCCATCGTTCGTCGTCACGAAGCCTCCCGGCTCCAATTTCATTTCGTTAACGAATTCGAATAACGCCACCGCTTGCGGCTCTTTTTCCTGCCCTTCGCGGACGTATCGCACGAAACCAAGCTCGTCGTCAAGCGTTTCATGCAACAGTCTTTCCGCCACCAGACGATACAGGTAGGCCACTGACTGTCTGCTCGGCTCGCCCTTCGGGGTCACGATACGGTGGAAGTTGCTGCTCGTCGGCCGCCCGAGGCGTAGGCTGTACCACCGTTCCGACCCCTGCTCCACGTCGTAGAATTTCATTGACAACATCCTCAAGCTTGTAGACGCGCTTTTCCAGCGCCTCCATACGCGATCCCGCCACTCCTAAATGCCGTTGAATGGCGTCGATGATTTCCGTGTTCATGGAACGCCCGTTCTCCGCCGCCCGATTGGCCACCAAAGTCCGTAACCCCGGCGGCAACCGAAGCATATACTGAGCGGCTTTTTTGGGCGCGATCATTGCGCAGTCAGCCACTCGATCATCCCCGGAAGCTGATACTCGACTTGAGCCTTGTGCTTCCCAAGAAGCTCCTCGCGCGTGTAACCCATGCACTCAAGAAACTCTAACTCGTGTTCCCACTCAGCGATGGTGCGCTCTCTGCCCTTGCCGTAGACCATCTGCCCGCAGCACAAGCAGGCCTTCTTGTCGTGCGCCGGATAATTACTCACGGTCTGATCCTCCATAGTAAAACGATTAGTTTGACAGCGTAATAAATGCCGGGCGTGGCAATCCCGGCAATCATGATGCGGTCAGCCCAACTCATTGTCGTTCGACGGAATTGTAAGCTCCATCGCTTGCTTGGCTGACTGCAAACGGTCGAAGCAGTCCATCCAATTCTCGTAAGTGTAACACGCTACGGCTAACAAGCTGTCATCCTCACGATGCAGCGTCAGCACAAACACGTTGCTCTGCGGGTCCCAAGCCCAACCCGTGTGATCGGCGTGAATATCGTCGCCAGCCGAGAAGATCGAGCCAAGATCGAGGCCGGCTTCGTACTTTGACTTGTCAGTCATTTCGTCATCTCCTTCTGCACCCGCCGCTTCGCCCGCTCCTTGAGCGCGAGGATCAGGCGGGGGAAATCCTTCACCCGAATGTCGGCAATCTCCTTCACGTCGGTCAACATCGTGTTGAGGAAGGCTGCCTCCTTGGTTTCCGTCTTGTTAAGCAAGTCGATTAACTCAGCGACTTGCTTGTGGTCGATGAAAGCGTCCACAGCCCCTCGACCATCATTATCCTGCCCTTTGCGGACAACGTTACAAAGCAGATCGGCGATGTACCTTTTGGCGTAAGATTGCGCAGAGCCACGCGCCTGTAAGGCGTTCCGGCCGGGTCCAACGTCGGGTGGGACCGGATAAACGCTTTCCCTTTCCCACCCCCACCCGATGAGCGCCCCGTGGACGACGACAACATCCGCCCTAAGCTCGGGAGCGCTTGACCAGAATTGGAGCGAGAGGCCGTGCTTGACGAGCAAGGGTCGTAGGACGAAATCCATTTGCTCATACGTCGAGAATGGATATTTGCCCTTTGCTCCCAAATCGACCGTCCCGTCTCTTTCAACGGGCGACAGTTCCGCTGCGAACGCGGCGAAATGGTATTGATAGGCTTCTTTCGCCTCATCCCTCAAAGCTCCCTGTCTCATTTTCAAAACTTCAAGCTTGACCGCTTCCGGTATCTCCGGATCGCGCATCATCGCCATGAGTTGTCCGCCGAAGTCTTGCGCTGGACGTTCGATGATTTGTGTGTCAACCATTGTGAACTCCCGATGGAAAGCGTATCGTATAACATCTTGACATTCGTGTCAACCGGCTTATGTTACGACCAAGGTGTAAAAATGGAACATATCGAGCTTATCAGTCAACTCAAAAACTTGTCAGTCAATTTGCCTCCGACGCTACAGCGGGAGATGGCGATGGTGCTGCACAAGATCGCCTATCCGATGAAAGACATCATTGCGAAGGTGCCGGGCCTATCGCTGACAGAGCGAGCGAAGAAGCTCAAGGTGTCGCGGCAAACGCTGTACGTGTGGCAGAACGAAAAGTTCCGCCCCACGCTCAAGCAGGCCAAGCGTCTCGCCAAGGTGAGCGGCGTTCCACTTGAACACATTCTGGACGATGGCTTTGAGGACAGGAATGACGCTCGAAGGAAGGCTCGCAAGAAGGCTACGCGAGTGGCAGCAACAGGCAAAAAAGCTCCGCGACGTAATCAGGGAGTTGCACCCAAAAGACAGCGAGCGGCTACGCCTCGAAAACGATCTGAGGCGGCTTGAGCTTTGCATTAACGATCTGGCGGCGGACTTAATGGCGCGATCTGCGCCCCCGCCTCCGGCGTGATTTGCGGGCAGCGTTCATCGCGATAGCGATAATCTGACGGCGGCTCCGGGGACGGCTCCCATGGTGGGTTAGCTCCCGGATGTTCGCTCCAACATCAGAACCTAATGGCATGTCAGAAACCTCGTTTATCCTCGTTGTCATCCTCATCATAATCGTCATTTGGCATGAGGAATATAGCGATGATAGGCAAAGGCGTAACGCTAAAACGCCAGAAGATCACAAAGTCCTAGATGAAGAAATCGCTGGCCGAACATGGGCTTGGCGCATCACGTTCATCGTATGTGGAGCATTGGCTGTTTGGCACTTTATTGACAAATCATAACATCCTCCACCTCCTGCTGCTCCGAAGGCCGGGCGCAGAGTTTCGGGAATTCAGGAGAGCCTACCATCCGGAACGTCTCTTTGGACTTTCGTGCAGCACCGCTGCGGAGCATGTCTCGATTTTTTACCAAGGAAATTCGCCCAACCCCACCCATTTTTTCTGTAAAATTATACCCGGTCTATTGTCGTTGACTTTTAGCCGCAGTCGTATCCCCGCCAGTCAGCCTCGGGCGCTCCCGCTATGAAGGCTCCCGCGCCCTCTCCCTCCCGAAGCCCTGCCTGAAAGGACTGTGGCTACCATCAGGTTCCGACATCCGCCCACCCTTCGGTGTGCGCCGGGATCGGAATGCCTGACCGTTCCGCTAGCCTCACGAAGATCGCCAGTTGCTTGGCGCTCGGCGGATAGCGCTTGCCGGCCCAACTGGCGAGGAAGTCCTCCTCCCACTCGGTCAGGTCATCCACCTTTTCGAGTAGGAGTTTAGCGTAGCCGGCGAAGGTCTTGCGGGGCGGCTTGGGAGCCCCATCGACCTTGCCTTCGGCGTAGGCCTTGGCCGCGACCTCGCGCACGAAGTCCTCGGTATAGCCGCCGCCCTTGAGGACCTGTTCCCACGACAGCCCGCTCCCCACCACCAGCTTGTGCGCCAGCCGGGCGGCGTTGAGCGCTTCCCCATCGTGAGCGGAACCGATCATCCCCAACAAGGCCGCCAGCCGCTTCTGGTCAATCGTTCCGGCCATCACACCCTACCTCGCTCCTCACCCCGTCAACCCAACCTCGCTTCGCTCGGCTCGCTGCGCTCGGGGTTGACTGGGTTCGCTCGCTTCGGTTTTCCACTTGCGTGGGCCGGGACGAAAACGCGCTCCGCAGGGGGCCGAACAAATCCGCATGGGCAGAAAATCTCCGTGATTTGTGGGTGTAGCAGTGTAGTGTAGTGCAGCATTTTCTTAGGAGGGGTATTAGCTGCGCAGGATGCAATAAGGCTCCTTCGTGGGCTTTTGCTACATTGTGCTGCACCGCTACACCGCTGGTGCGTACTCCCAAACGTATCCGCGTTTTGTGCGCTCTGGACATTTTCTCCATCCTGCCAAGGACATAGCGGTCTTGATCCGGTTTTGATCGGCGGTTCCTAAATTCGCCTTATCCATGTTCAATGCGCCTTGGGCCACGTCCATGACCGAAACACGCTCCGCGACATGGCCGACTAACCAATTGAAAACAGGCTCCTCCCATGCGTCCACAAACCGCCTTTCGGCCTGTTCCGGGCGGATAATCTCCTTCTCGAATTTGGGGTCTGGCCACCATTGTTCCCCATGCCGGTAGCGTTCAACCGCCTCCGCGAACAGTTGGTCGCGGTCCCGGCGCAAGGCCTCGATGTCGATCCTGCGGACGACCGAGGCTGGCCACAGCCGGCGAGCGCCCGTCTCGTCCTTGTTGTAGTCGCGGCGGTTGGTCGTCGCGATGAACACGCACTGCCGCGCCACCTCGACCTGAGTTTTCCCATAAGGAGGGCGGAATTTTTCGTGCGTCCGGGTGACGAAGCTCTTGAACGTCTCGGTCGTCGCCTTGGTGAACCGGGCAAGCTCGCTCTCCTCGATGATCCACTTGCCGATGACGTGCTGCTTGGCGTCCTTGGACGAGATGTCCCCGATGTCGTCGGAGAAATACTCGGCCCCGGCGAGGATCGAACAGGCGAGCGATTTCATCATCCCCTGCTCGCCTTCCAAGACCAGCATGTGGTCGCATTTGCAGCCGGGGTCGAAAATCCGGGCGACCATCGAAATGATGAACATCGGCCCGATGGCGCTGAGATAGTCCGTCTGGCCCTCGACCCCGAGATAGGTCGAAAGCCAGCCGTTGAGCCGGGGCGCTCCGTCCCACGCAAGGCTGTTGAGGTAGTCCTTGATCGGGTGAAAGCTTCGCTCGTGGGCGCGGATTTCGACCGCTTGGCCTACGATGTCCCGGCCGATCCGGGGCATCCCGTGATGTTGCAGCCACTCTTGCAGGCGGCCTACGTCGTCGTCGGTCAGGCTCTTGGGCGGCGGCTTGCCTTGGCTTGAGCCGGGCGCTTGCGGCAGGGGTTTTTGGATTTCCGTTTCGTTGAGCATTTCGTTGAACGCCAACGCCGCCGCTAGCGACGGCTCGTTGCGCAGCGCGATCAGCACGTTCGCGAGGTCGGGATAGATGCGGCCACGGTCGTCGGTGCGGAGAAGCGTGACCCAAGGGCGGCTTGGGAATGGGACGACGCGCGGACCTCTAGCCATTGTCTTGCTCCGCCGGCTTTTCCTCCTGTAAACCTTTGAGGATGTCGCTTGTCTCGACGCTGAGTTGACGGATTTGCTCCCACAGCCTCCGGCACTCCGCCGTCTGCCCGCGCCCCGCAGCCTCGTACAAGTAGAGCCAGTTCTGCGCCCCCTTGACGCAACGGCGCATGACCTCCTTCATTTTCTGCTTGTTGATGTCGTCCACGATGCTTCCTCCAATATGTAAACGGCAGAACCATACGAGCGCGTCAGGATAGCCCACGCCAAAGGGCGCGTCAGCGCAACCGCATGACGCGCACAATTGATCGGAGGGCTTGATTTCGGGGAGAAGGGTGAGTAGGTTCGTTTCAGCGACGCACAGATCGTCGCCAACGTAGGGGACCCACCGGGTTTTCTTCACGGGCCTTGTGGATTTCTTCACGTTGTCTCCCTTCTAGGCCGCAACCTGAAGTGGATGATTTGCGGGGCCGGTTGCCTGCCGGCCCCGCATTTATGTTAAGCTCAAATCGTCAAGCCTCGCAAGCGCTACGGGTAGTGGCTCATGCCCGCCATCGGACCTTCTAATAGCGTGTCAACCATTATAGTTGACAGCACCGGCCATGCGGTCGCTGACCCGCAGACCAACATTGTCGCTCAACCGCAGCCCATCGGCAGGCAGCGGCTCGTGTGGGCGCTCCCCCTCAATCCCGGCCCACGGCTCGTCTCCGCCGGCTCCGCCGTGGCCGCCCCGTCAGGCGCAGTCCTATCGTCGCCAGCAGCCGAAGTCGTAGGCGCGGGATGGGTCATCATCAGCCGGCTTCTGATCGCCGTGCCGACCGAGGACACGCGCTCGTTGGGAGGGGGAGGAACGCCCTGATGCTGTCGATCATCCTCATCGTCATCCTCATCCTGATCCTGCTTGGCGGCGTCGGCGGGCCTTACGTCAGTCCGGGCTTCCGGCCCGGCTACGGCGCGGGCTGGTACGGCAACGGCCTGATCTTCGTCCTCCTGATCGTCGTTCTGATCCTGATGCTCGCGGGCGTCCTGCCCGCGTGGCGGCTCTGACATGCCGTTGAGCAAACGCTACTTGCCGGAGCATCCGCCCGCCGAGAGTTGCAGCTTCGGGGTGGATTTCAGTTTCGTCATCCCGTTCGGCGTCGGCATCTCGTCCGGATCGCTCGCGATCTTCACCAACCTCGCCACCCCCGTCCCGGCGGACGCCGATTGGGTGAAGGGGCCGGTCATGGTGCAGGGCCGGGCGATTTATGCTCTACTGAGCGGCGGCGTCGCCGGCACGGACTACCAACTCGTCTGGACCGCCACCGACACGCAAGGGAACATCTGGCCAAGGACCACGCTTTGCCTGTGCGCTGAAACGAGTTGAGCCATGCCGTCCGATGATGTCATTCTCGACCTCAAGCAGATCGCCGGCTTTCCGTTGTCCGGCTCCGCCATCCAAGGCGATAAGGTCGTCTTGCAGCGCGGCGGGCTTGGCGGCCCATATGTGTCAATCGATCCGATTAACCTGATCGGCACCGCGCTCGCCACGCCCGGCGACAACATGGCGATTGGCGGCCAGCTTCAAGTCCAGTCGGTCGAAGCCGGCAGTTTGCAAGTCTCCAACGCCGCTGTCGGCCTCCTCAACGCGCAGAAGGCGTTCGCCCTCAATCTGACGGTGACGTGGGGATCGTTTAACACGCTCACCGCAGCCAACGCGGCCATCGCCAGCCTGACCGTCTCGGGCGACATGCAGCTTGGCGGCACGGCCAACCTCGCCAACGCCGTGGTGCAGAACACCTTGAGCGTCGGCGGCCCCGCCACCTTCGGCGCTCTGACCACGCAGAACCTCCTCGTCTGCAACGTCGGCACGTTCGAGACGGGCCTGATCGTCAACGGCAATCTGGCCATCGCCGGGACCGGCACGGTCAACGGCTATCCTATTGTCACCACCGGCAACGTCGGCGGCCTCGCGCCCATCGAAAGCCCGGCCTTCACCGGCACGCCGACTGCGCCGACCCCGGCGACCACTGACAACTCGACCGCCATCGCCACCACCGCGTTCGTCGTCGCGGAGGTGGCGAATGTCGTCGCGGGCTACGCGCCGCTCGCCTCGCCAGCGTTCAGCGGCATTCCGACCGCGCCGACCCAACCGCTCGGCACTTCGACCGGGGCGGTCGCCACCACCGCCTTCGTGATGGCCGCCGTCGCCGCCTCGACCGCTGGCGTCGCCTCGTTCAACGGGCGCACCGGCATTGTCGATTTGGAGTTGACCGATGTCACCGCCGTTGGCGGCGCTCCCTTGGTCAGTCCGGTATTCACCGGCAGTCCGACCGCCCCGACCCCGGCGACTGGCAACAACAGCCAACTCTTGGCGACCACCGCGTTCGTCGCCAACACCGTCTCCGCCATCGACGCCGGAGTGACGACCTTCAACAACCGCGCCGGAGCGGTCGTCTTGCAGACCGCCGACATCACCGGGGCGGGCGGAGCCTTGGCCAGCGACGCGGGCGTGTCGAGCTTCAACGGCAGGACCGGCGACATCGTTCTGACTGCCAACGACGTGTCGGCGGCGGGCGGCGTGGCGGCCAACTCGCCCGCTCTGACCGGCGTTCCCACCGCTCCGACCGCGACCCCCGCAAGTCTGTCAACCAATCAGCTTGCCACCACCGCGTTCGTCCAAGCGGCTATCGCAGCGGGCGCAGCCGTGTCCAGCTTCAACACCCGCACGGGCGCGATCACGCTGACCACGGCGGACGTGAGCGGGGCTGGCGGCCTGACCGGCTTCGTCATCACCACCCAATCGTTCACCGCGACCGGCGCGGCAACCTATACCCCGCCAGCCAATTTGGTTTACGCCGTTGTCGAAGTGATCGGCGGCGGCGCGAGCGGCGGCCCGGTCGCGGGCGCGGCGAACGTCTATGGCGGCGCGGGCGGCGGCGGCTCGGGAGCTTATGCGCGAAGCACGCTTTCGGCGGCGCAGATCGGCGCGAGCCAGCCTGTCACCGTCGGCGCGGGCGGCACGGCGACGCCCACGGCGGGCGCGAACGGCGCAACGTCCTCGTTCGGCTCGCTGGTCAGCGCCGGGGGCGGCGCGAGCGGCACCGCTGGACCCATCGGCGTTCCGGGTCAGGGCTCGCAAACTGGCGTCGGGCAGTTGGTCCGGGCGGGCGGCGCGGGCGGCCCCGGCTGGACGGGCGTCGGCAACGGCGCGGCTTACGGCGGCTTTGGCGGTTCGGTGTGGGGCGGCTATGTCGCGGGCTCGGTCGCCACCGCCAACACCGGGGTCACGCCAGCGGCGGCTCGCGCCAACTCCGGGGCGGGCGGCTCGGGCGCGGCGACCAACAATTTCGCTCAGAACAACGCGGGCGGCAACGGCGCGGCGGGGATCGTGTTCGTCACTGAATTTTCGAGGAGTTGATCCTATGACTTGCGCCCCATTCCCTGCCCCCTGCGTCACCTCCGGCATGAGTATGAACGTTCAGGTGTTCAGCGTCAGCGGCGTCTACATGCCCTCGCCGGGTCTGGTGGCCTTGACCGTCGAATGCCAAGGCGGCGGAGGAGGCGGCGGCGGCGCTCTCGGGGCCTTGGTCGCGACGACCGGCATGACGAACTGGATGCTGTCGGGCGGCGGCGGGGCGGGCGGCTGCTACGCCCGCAAGACGCTTCCGGCGGCTCTCGTCCTCGGCGGCGTCACCGTCACCGTGGGCTTGGGCGGCGTCGCGGGCTCGGCTTCGCAGAACACTCAAGCCGGGCCGGGCGGCGCGACCTCGTTCGGGGCGTTATGCCTCGCCAACGGCGGCGGCGGCGGCTGGTCGAACGTCTATTCGGGCGGCCTCGGCGTCAATCACGGCCTCGGCGGCCAGCGCGGCACCGGGACGGACACGAACCCCGGCGTTGGCGACATCGCCACATGGGGCAACGCTGGCGGCAGCGGAACCACGCTGTGGTTCAACGCGACCGACACAGGCGGCGCGGTGATTTGGAGCGGCGAGGGCGGCGGCTCGCACTTCGGCTCGTCGCCTCCGCAGAGCGCCCAAAACCCGGCCGGCGTCCCCGGCGTCGCTGGCGAGTTTGGCTCGGGCGGCTCGGGCGGCGCGAGCGGCTACGCCAACGGGCCTGCCGTGGGCGCGGCGGGCGGCAATGGCCTCTGCATCGTCACTGAGCATATCTGGTCGCCCCCGGCCACCCCCGTCCCCGGCTGCGGACCCGCCCGCGTAGCTTGGCCAGCGCCATGGTGTCCGCCCGGTCAGTGGTGGGGCGATTGATGGCCCGAGTTCAACTAGAAATTGAGGAATGGCAGCGGGTTCTCGCGATGCTGGCAACGCAGCCGTGGAACGTGGCCAACCCGCTCATCATGAAAATCGGGGAGCAACTGAGGACGCAGCAGCAGGCGGACGCCCCGCCTCCCGCTCGCCCAAATTCGGACGGGGCGAAGGTCGAGCATTGACGTGACCGCTCCGGAACTTCCGCCGACCGCCTCCGACATCGCCGCCATCGCCCTGCCGGCGGTCGGCGGGGTGGCTGTCGGCGTCGTCCTGACGGCGGTCCTCCTCATCGTCGCCGGCCGCTTCGATCCCACCCAAGGCGTCCTGACCCTCTCGATCATGATTACCCTCGGGCTTTTGGGCGCGGTCGCCTACTGCCTGATCTTCACCATCCCCAACGACGACATTACGCCGGGGGTGGTTGGGGCGTTGAGCGCCGGCTTCGGAGCCGTCGTCGCCCATTGGCTCGGGCGGACACAGGGTCCACCGCCTCCAAAGGACTGATCCAGCCACAGTCCTATCGCGCAGGGCTGGTGTTTCGGGGGTCGCCGGTACGGTCATCCCCGTTCGGGCTCCTGCCCATCACCACGAAGCCTGCCATCCACAGCCGGACGAGGACCCGATCAACGGCCCGCTCTAGCTCGTCGTCCGTCGCGTCCGGACGCGCGTCGTCGCGCACCGCGTCAATCAGCGCCCGTCTGGCCCGCTCGCCGGCTGCGGTCATGCCCGGCACCAAACGACTGCCCACGCCCGCAGCCACGCGACCAAGAGCGACCGGCTGAAACCCGTCGCCAAGTCCGGCCCGTTTGACAGGGTGACGACGTAGCGAAAATCGTCCCGTCCGACCTGATCGAGCATCGCCCGTTGCAAGCGCCAGCGTCGCGGCCGGAATATGAAGCTCACGCCCGCTTGTCCTCCACGTCCCCTTGGTTGTACTTCGTCCTGCCCTTCGTGTCGCGCCAAGCCGCGTGCGCCTCGGGGTCCACCCGCTCGCCGGTAGGCGACCTGTCCGCAAGCTTGCGGGCGCTCACGGCGAAGCCGCGCATCCAAAGCTCCATCAACACCCTGTCAGTCAATTGCCTTAACAGGGCGTCAGTCGGCGCTCCCACCTTCCCCTTCGTGTTGGGGAACACGCCCACCTTCATCTCCGGCGCTTCCTTGAGGACCGCTAGGAGCGTCTGTCTCGCGCTGTGGCCGTACATCGCACACCTCACCGTCGCAGCAGTTGGCTTCTCCCCCTAAGCAGTAGAGGCAGGGCTGTCCATTGATCCACATGGCACCGTGGCATCGTTCGCATCGCATGTCAATCTCCTAGCCTTACAACAGGGGGCGCACCGACGTTGGCCGCAATGGCATTTGTGGGTCAACAGGCCGCAGCCATCGCACCTTCGCTTCCTGTGCCTCATGTCAACCTCCTAGCATGACAGTACACGTTGATTTGTC